AATTAACTCGGCCTCGCGGAATGCCATCAACTGCTTCATGGCTGACAGCGCTGGCGTCATAAACGGCTCGCCGCGCGTTTGGTGCGAACGGCTCGGCATATAGACGTGCAAGATTTCTTCAGCCGGAACGCGGATGTGGCGCTGTGCTTGCGTCTGGTAAAAGCGATCGCCCGGATGCGCCGTCAAGACCCAGTAAGCCGTGACCTTGTGGCGCTTGTCCATCTCGATGCCCATGCGGATGTGGGCGCCATTTTCCAGAACTTCGTTTTTCTTTTCGTCAATCAGATCCGCTTCAAGCATCTGAAGCGAGAAGCCGTCCTGATAATTCTTGCCCCGCACCTTGCGGATAAAGCATTCACCATCGCGCGCCATTGTTTCGATGACATAGCGCTGGACATCAAGCCAGGACATTTTGCCATCAACCGTGCAACTCCCAAGTCGCCCCCATTTTTTCCAGGCGTTCTCAATGATCGTATTGCCAGACTGGTCCAGCGTTCCGTCTGAGTTGCGAGCCTTAACCTGGAGATGAAACCCACGATCACCGACCACGTTTGTCTTGAGAAGCTGCATATATCGCTTCGCATATTCGTTATCACGCACGAGTTCACGCGAGCGATCCCGCAGAACTTGCAGCGTGTATCGTAGTTCTGAGTCGGCAGAGTTGTTGGAGTTGCCAAAGTCGCCGAATAAACGACCGCCGCGAGCGCCCGCATAATTGCGTTTGACGATCTTGGCCTCATCTTTTCGTTTAAAACGATCCCAAAAGGCCATGCTTAAAACCTCGCCACGATAGTTGCGCCGGAGGCAATCTTACGCCTGATCCGTTCTTTTCGTTTTTCCATCAGGAACTCGCGCTTGTAATAGTCCCGCCACTCCACAAGTTCATTCGGCGGCATCTTTGAAAGCGAGCGACCGTTGATCGAATAGGACAAAACATCAGCATCAGCCCGGCCTTGCAGAACTGTCTCAATCTTGTCCACCATAATCTCCGCATGGCTGCGCGGGTCAGTGCCGTTGACATCTAAATCAACAGCCGCAGTGAACGTGCCGCGATCAATGACGATGCGTTCGCTGTCGGAATTGCGGACCATTTCAAGCTGGTAATGATAGAACCCAGCCGTGAAGTTTTCAGACACGCTGGACGATGTAGAAAACAAATAGTCGGAATTGTAGGCGGTCCCAGCAATCTGAATTTCAGACGAACCGCCGCCAGTTATGCGCGCGACATAGGTCGCAGTATATGCGTCGTTAGGATAATCAGTGCCAAGATCAACGCGCCGCCATTGAATAAAATCGCCGACAACGATGCGCTCAGGCTCAATGGTTGGGCTGTTTGCCGGGTCGAATTGATTGGCCAAATCTATCTCCAACTTGTAGCAAAGTTACGATTGGGCGAGCCATATCGGCTTTGCTGCATCGGTGGTTGCTTTGGCTTCTCCCTCGCCGCTGCCTGTTTTTCACTCAGCGCCTTCATGCTCAGATTGGCAATTGAAAACGCCGCTATCGCATAAACCCTTAAATCCAGCGCCTCATTTCGCGCCCTTGTCTTTTTCCATTCCCGCTTCCTAAACCCTTTTGAGAACCGAGTGACAACCTGCTCCGCCGTTAGCTGGGCAAAGTATTCATCATCATACCGGCTCGGAAAGTGGCAAAACCCCGGCCCTGGAACGGATATCTTCAACCGTCCATAGATCAATTCTTTGGCAGTGTCAACGCCGACTGGGAACAATTTGATCTTGCCGATGTTGTTTCGCGTCGGTCGCCCGGCGATTGGCTTGCCTTCGCCGCCAACGCCTTTGATGGCGAATATGCCTCGGCGCTCTCTCGGCCTGACAAAATCATAAACGGCTTGGGTGTAATGTCCGCCGGAGTCAATAGCCGCTGCCCGGATCTTCATGGACCCGCCGTCCGCTCGCTTAAACGATTGGGACAGATAGGCGTCCAGATCACTCCAAAGCTGCGGAGCCGACGGGTCGCCGTAGATGATGTGATGGTCAATGCTATAGGTCTCATGGTCAATCGCGTGGCCTAGGACTTCAATTTCCAACCGATCGTTTTGGGTATCAATGCCAGCCGTCACCACCAGAACAGGGTCAGGAATTTCCTCATACGCCTCACCGCGACCCGGTATCTCGTCATCGTTGACGCCTTCACCTTGTTCCTCCCACGTCTCACCGGCAAACGTATTCACCCAGACGCGCAATGTTTCCGGCAGTTTCTTGGCCTCAAGAAAATCTCGCGCCGCCTCGGCTAGGGTTATCCAAGGCGAATACAGCCCGCTCAACTTAAACCCAGCCGTCCGGCCTCCTGGCTTTTGTGCGATCCATTTGCCTTTGGCGATGGCTTTATACCGCGCCGCGTCAGTCCATGTTGCGCCGCAACATTCACAAACATATGCCGCCTTCTCCGGTTCCCCGTCAGGCCATTGGACTTGCGACCATTTCAGGGTCTGTGGTTCATCACACTCTGGGCAATCAACCCAAAACTCGCGCTGATCGCTGTCGATATACTCCGCCTCGATCCGGCTGGAGTTCTTCACCGTTGGTGTTGATACGATGACGATCTTGGAGTTCCAGAAAGTCGTGGCCCGTTTTTCGGCCAGCCGTAGCGGGTCGCCTTCCGTCCCCGCACTCGATGGCCAGCGATCTAACTCATCGGCTAGCACAATCCGCACCGGCCTCGATGCCAACCCGGCGGCAGAATTAGAACCGGCGATGGTTATGTGGCCGCCTGGGAATACCTTGTGCAGCGTTGTGTTCCCGCTGTCCCGCGCTCGCGGATCTTGGACCTTGCCCTTGAGCGCAGGCGTATCACGCAACATGGGCGCCAGCCGGTCTTTGGAAAACGCTTGCCCCATGGAAAGCGTCGGCTGAACGCATAGGATTGGGCTGGCATCTTGGTCAATGTGAAAGCCGATGACGTTGAGAAGGATTTCAGTTTTCCCAACCTGGGCGGATGACATAACCACCACCCGCTCAATCGCCGGGTCGGAGCAGGCGTCCATGATCCCGCGCGAGTATTCGGCCCGGCTTGTGTACCACTTCCCCGGCTCGGCTGATGCTTCGGGCGACAGCCTCCGCTGCGCGTCAGCCCACTGGCTCACCGTCAACTTCGATGGCGGCTTCAGCATCTCCGCCATCTGGCTCGTCAGCATCGACATCGGTTTCATAGTTGCCAACCCACTTTGATAATTCATCCAGCGCTTCCCCGATTTGTTCCTCCACGATCTGTTTACATATAGCAGGCGTGTCTTCAACCGCCACCACCGGCGCGATCTTGGCAGGCATAGATAGCAGCTTGGACCGACAGGCCGTGATGATCTCGGCCCAGGATCGCGCGACTTCCTCGGTTGGGATTAGTAGCCCCTTTTTTTCCTTCAAATCAATCTCGGCCATTTCGGCTTCAGCGGCTGTTTTCCGCGCTCGGACTTCATCAAAGCTGACAACGCCAGGGTTGATGGATCGTTCCTTGAGATAAGCGATATATCCCCGAACGGCTGGAACTAGCTCATATCGGCCTCGCTCTGATCTTGGGATAACGCCTTCCTTGGACAATTGCTGGACGCGCCTGTTTGACAGGTCAAGCAGCCGCGCAATTGTTTCCACTGGATATGTCGGTGAGTCAGCCATGATCTACTGCTCTTTGCCGTCAACACAAAACGCCTTCAACGGATAGAAAACCAAACTGTTTCTATATCCGTTTTTCTTGGTCGCCTGTATAGGCGTGACGCCATGCAGATTTCTCCATGCTGGATAAACAAGAATAGAGTTGTCGCAGCTGTCTATCGTTGCGCCATAATCTGGGATAGTCAGATTCCCTCCATGGGCGTTTTCTCTCTTTGTGATTATGACATTGACGCAGCCTTTCAAGTTCGCTGTGTCTCTGTGATATTGGGCAGCGATATTGAAATTAGAAATTGAACTTGTGAACAGGTTGCCGAACCTCCATTTTTTTGGAACCGTCTGGTCAAAGATATTTTTTTGTCTTTCGTAGATTTGAGGCGTTTTTTCACATATAAGTTTTTCAGACTCTATAGCCGTCAGAAGCATAGCTTTGATAAAAACCCTGGCAGACTTGTGTCTGTGAACGCT